TCAAAACTCGCTTACCACGTCGCTCAACATGTGCGACTCCAGCATCGCCGCTCGAACCGCGCGGGCAATCTCCTCGCTGTGGTCCATGAACGAACGGCTGTCCATCGCCTGCACTTGGATATTGATTTGCGGGGCGCTCTCGGAAACCCTCCGCGTGTCGAAGCGAGGCGCGCCGTTGCCGTCGTAGTTGACCCCGCCGGGGCGCCCTGTGGGCCCGCCCCCGCTCCCCATCCCCGCTTCCACCCGCAGCGCCGCCGGCAACGCGAAGGCGGCCGCCGGAGATGACGCCGTCTCCGCCTTGCTCCCGCCGAACAGCTTCGCAATCCCGGTGATCAGCGGTAGCAAGGCGGGGCCCATCGACAGCGCGCTGAATCCGCCGATCGAGCTCACCGCCGATTTCACCGCCTCGCCCACCCGCGACAAGGTGTTCTGTCCCAGGGCCGCCGTATTGTCTTCCAGCGTTCGCGCCTGCGACTGGCTCACGCGCGCCAACTCGCTCAGCTTCTCTCCCAGGCTGCTCGCCTGTTCGCTCAGCTTCCCCGCGACACCCGCCAGCAGTCGCTCGGTCAACTCCGCTGCGTTGCCGGCGGACCCCGCCTGGGAGTCCAGCCCCGCCGCCGGGGCGCCCGCCGGCCCGCCAAGCAGAGCAGCCAGGTCGCTCCCGTTCCCGCTCATACTCCCCCCGGATCTTTTCACCAGGGCGTCCAACGCGTCTTGCCAGTCATTCTGTGCCATTGTTTATTTCCGCTCTCAGTTCGTTCTCCAGGACACAAAACGCATCCGCGGTCCTCGCCGGCAGGCTGGCGAAGTCGCCGCTCCCGACCAGCTTCCATGCCCCAAATGCTTCCACCAGGCCGATGCTCTCGGCCGAAACGAAGGACCTCGGGCAGGTGTCCAGAAACACTCGCCGGCGCACCCAGACTATCTTTGCAGCCCCCCGTTGCGTCTCCGCCAGCCATCCGCACCGCCGCTTGGCTTCCAGACCGTTCTTCCTGCATTCTTCGCACTTCCACCCGGCCTGGCTGGCAAACTGAAAATGGAAGGCGACAATCAGTTTTTTCGTTCTTCCGCGCTCAGACCGCACTCCGCCTGGATGGCGCGAAGAATCTCATCGCACAGCGGCTCGGGCCCGCTCGCAATCAGGCCCTCGAGCGTGGCGGCTTCTCCGTCGATCTCCAGCCCTTCCACGCTCACCAGTCCCCACTCCAGATAGACCCGGTCCGCCTCGCGGCCCAGCAACGCCGCCTCGGCCCGCTCCCCCAGCGCCTCTCCGAAAACAACATCGGTGGCACGGCCTTCAGACCGTGACGCCAGGCGCTGCCCGGCTTCCAGAAACTCGACCTTCCTCGTTAGTTCCCGGACCCTCCGGAGAAGCTCCGTGCGGCGCCCGAATGAGATCTTCCGAATCGTGAAGTGAACTCCGGGCGTCGACGCCGACACCAGCCTTAGAGCGCTCTCGTAGCGCACCGCGTCATCCGAATGCGACGAATAGCTCATCGTTGAAGGTCCCTTGCGCGCGGCAGTTGCTGAACCGCCACTGAAGCCGCGTCTCGCCGTCGTCAAACTCGGGCACTTCCGGAACCACGCTCTTCAGGTACACGCCGAACAGTTGCCCTTCCTGCTGGCCGAGTTGGAACATCACGCCCATCGGCGATCGTTGTCGCGACGCCTGATACAGCGCGATCATCGATTCCGCCTCGTTGCAGAACACGCTGAAATCCAGCGACACCGTCCGCCTGCCGCCGACGATGCACCGGGGCACGGCCGAACCGAACTCGCGGCTCCGCAGGTCCAGGTCGTTGTCCAGAGTCAATTCCGCGCTCGTCAGAGTGTGCATCCGGTTGGGATCCACTCCAATCCACGCCTGCCCAAGGTGGCCGGGCACGATCGCGTAGTTCAGTCCTTCCACCTCCGGCTCCTCCGGAAATGCGGTCAGCGCGCCCTGCCCGTCCGCGAAGCTGGAGTTGTCGATCAGGTCCGAGGCCCCGCCGCTGAACTCGAATTCGTGGTAATCGCCGTTCACCTTGATTCGCATCCGGTCGATCGCCGCTCCGGCTACAATCCTCTGCACCGCCTCCGTCGGGCTCCAGCAGTCGTAGAGACTCACACTCGTCAGCCGCGTCGCCGGCGCGTAGGTCACCGTCGCCCCAACCGTCGCGCCCGCCGCTGGTTCCACCGTGAAGGGCGCGTTGAGCTGCACCGTCTGCGCATCCACGAGTGCCTCCACGAACCGAAGCTCGCCGTTGCTGGTCACCGCCTGCCCCGGCGTCAGGCCGTGCGGCGCCGTGAATTCGAGCGTTTTGTCGCCCGCCCCAGCCACCGTCCCTCCCCCAAATACCGCCGCCGCACCGCCCAGCGCGGCGCCGAACAGCGCACCGTACGCCGGCTCGGCCGGGGGGTTGTCCCAACTGGTCATGTAGGTCGCCAGTTCGAATGTCGTGCCGCGTCGCACTCCGCTCGGTATCCCCACGAACGTGCGCCCGCCCGACTTGTCCCTTCGCTCGGCGCGCTCTATGCGCTGCCGCGCCGCTAGCCGAATCGCCGGAATGCGGTTCTCGGCCGTTACCGCCGCCACCGCCCCGAAGCTCGACTCTGCGGCTACGTAGAATCGATTGTCATTGGATGATATGTAGCAAGCCATCGTCTGAGCCGAACCCTTTCTTGCTTTACTGAATGCTCACGTCTACCTCGATCGTGATCTTTGCCGTCTGCACGTAGTTCTTCCCGCCTCGCTTCACCGGACCGAACGCCGCCTCGTATCCCCCGCCGTAGAACAGCCCGTCGCCCCAATCGCCCCGGCGCCGGTCGAGGACCGCGGTCACCGCGTCCACGTAAAGCTGGACCTGCCTCTCCAGACCTTCCAGCCGGTCCTGCGACGACCGCACCTCCATCGCCAGGTGCGCCTTGCCGGAAAACGTGCGAAACTTCTCCCGCAGCGTGTTCGACAGCTTCTCGCAGTAAACGTGCACCGCCGGATACCGCACCGTGCTGCTGCGCTCGATCAGTTCCGCCGCCACGTTCTGCGCCACAATCTGCGCCGCGCCGATCGGTTGCAGGCTCTCGTTCGCCGCCTCGGCAACCGCCGCCACGCTCGCCGGCAGGCCGTCGCCGCCCGCCAGCATCTGAACCAGTTTCCGCGCTCCTACGCTCCCCACTTGCGCCATCGCCTAGCCCCTCCGAAATGTCCGGCTGACCTTCACGTACAGGTCCGGACTCTGTCCGTCCGAAGGCCCTCGCCCTGCGCGCAGGCCCGTCACCGGCATCGTCCAGGTGCTGTCCGGAGCCAGCGGCGCGTCATTCTGCAACGCCGTCTCATCCGGGGTGCCCTCTGGGCCGCCGCCCACGTATACGTTCCATCCCGCAGTGACACAGCCTTCAGGCTGTGACGAAGGCGTCACCACAAGTTGCGAGCCCTCCGCGGTCACCAGCGCGACCGCTTCGCTCGCCCCGCCTTCCGTCCCTGTCGCTGTCACCCAGGACACGCGGACGTAGTAAGTCCCCGCGCTCATGCTCCCAGGCGTCCAGCTCAGATCCGGCGTCGCCGCCCGCCCCATTGGGTCGGAGGCGATTCCCACCCCCGTGTCGAACAGTAATACCGCCACCGCCCTTGCCAGCCGGCCGTACTCTTTCCACTTCTCCGCGTAGCGGTCGTTGTACTGGTTGTAGTAGAGGTCGCGGTAAGCCAGTTCCAGCGTGTGGAAAGTGTGCCATTGCTTGAGCGCGAGGGTGATCACCACGTTACTCAGCCGCCGCAGCGATTCCTCGCTGCTCACGCCCCCTCCGTGGTCCAGCAGAAACGCCACCACCTCAACGCCGATCTCTTCCTGCGCCAGCCGCAGCTTGGTCGTCAGATCCACGCCCTCGGCGTGGGCCGTGTCCAATATCCCCGTCTCCTGATCGCGCAGATCCGAGAGGTTCGAAATGCTGCCGTCGGTATAGAGCGCCATGGTGTTCTGCTCACGATTTCCGGGCCCGCTGGCGCCCTTTCAACGTCTTCATGTCCGCGTCCGACAGCACCGTAAGCTGCATCCGGCTCGCCGCGGCTGCCTGATCCGCCAGCCGCTTTGTCTCGACCGTTTCGGCCCGCAAGACGGCTGCCTCTTCCTCGCTCGCCAGGCGCGCGCGGCTCTCCACGATCAGCTTCGCCGCGATTTCCCTCGGCACCTCGATCTTCACGCCGGGCTTTCCGCCGTCCGGAGTCTCCAGACTGACCACCACTACGTCGCGGTCAGTCATCTCCGCCTCGATTCGCCGGAGTTTCTCGTAGTAAGCCTTCAAGTCCATCTTGAGTTGGTTCCTTTCCCGCCCCTGACTGGCACAGCCTTCAGGCTGTGAAACAAACCTCTCGGCACCCCCTGACGCCCGCGGCCTATGTCTGAGCCGCGACCGTCAGGGAGCCCATAGTGCCACAGCCTTCAGGCTGTGTCCCTTCCTGGTGGCACAGCCTTCAGGCTGTGTCCCTTCCTGGTGGCACAGCCTTCAGGCTGTGTCCCTTCCCTAGCTCGTCACTCGCACGCCGTGAGCGTTGCGAAGCACCGCGCAACCGTACAGAACGTCGACCGTGAACTGCTGGGCCAGCGTGTTCGGCTGGTAAGTCATCACCACTCGCATCCCGAAGTTGCCCAGTTCCGCGTACTCCGCCGCCGCCCCCGTGCCCGGCAACGGCTGCGGCAATCGCCGAACCACCAGGCCGATCGCGCTCTTGGCGAACGCCAGGTTGTGCGTCGAGATCGGACTCGATCCGGTCTTCGCCACGAACTGCGAACGGAACACGAAGAAGTCCTTGATCTTTCCGACCGAGCCGTCCACCAGCGCCCTCAGACCCGCCTCGCCCGTGTTGCCGAACTCGCTGAAGCGCGGAATCTGCCGCAGCGCCGAGTAGCTGTTCGCATCCACCACCAAATACTTCGGCTGGCTCGCCGGCACCTTCGCCTGGAACAGCGCCGTTTCGGCCGCGTCGATGGTCGCCTCCGTGATCGGTGTGGCCGCCCCGCCCAGCGTGGCGTTCGCCGTGAACTGCGAGTACAGCGCCATCAGGTCCGATTCGATCTTCTCGGCCAGCGCCACCACCGCCGGCTGCATGTACAACGACAGCAGGTCCGGAACCGCCAGAACTTTGGTCACGTCCGGTATCAGGAAGGTCGCCTCGGCATGCGTGTTCAGCACGATTTGCGCGTTCCCCAGATTCGGGTTCTGCGTCTGCACCGTGCCCCCCTCGGCTAGGTTGCTTGCCACCAGCACCGGCGGAATCGGCACGTTGACCGTGTCGCCCGCCTGCGCCAGCGACGGTTCGAAATCCCGGTTCACCAGGTTCCCCATCACCAGGTTCCCCATTAAGGCCGGCAAGGCGTCGGCCGCCACCAGCTTGACGATCGCGTTCGCCACATTGGCTGACGTAATAGCTGCCATCTGTTTCTCCTTTTCTTAACTGCCTTTCGGGTCGGTGCAACGGCCTTCAGACCGTGAATCCCGACCTTTCCTCTCGCCACCCGTCCGGCCCCGCTGCGCCCGGGGTGCCCGGGGCGCCCAATGGGCCGCCGCGCACCGGCCGCCGGACCGGCGGCTTAAAGTCCGCGCATCGACTGCGACGCGATCCGTGCGATCTCCCGCCGCACCGCGTCGAGCTCTTCCGCACTCATCCCCGGCCGGATCTTCTCGATGTCGATCCCGACACTGGTTGCCGGCGCCGCCCGGTGCCCCGAGGCCGCACCGCTGCCCCCGGAAATCCGCGCCGGTAACAACTCCGGATTCTCATGCACAAACTGCGCCAGGTGGTCCTTCAGGGAAACCTCTCCCTGCGGCCCTCGAGCCACCAACCGCCCGTCCTCGGTCCGGACCACGTCGTCCTTCACCGCCCGGAACGCCAGATCCACCTTCGCCACGCCTATCCGCTGCAATTCCGACCGGATCGCCGAGCTTCGCTCCGCTTCCTCGGCCATCTGCCGGCTCCGCCGCGCCTCTTCGCTCAACTCGTTCACCCGCCGCTCCAGCAGCTCGCGGCGCTTGCGCTCCTCCAGCAGCTCCGCCTTGTAGGCCGGCTCGGCCTTGGTCTGCTCGGTCGAGATGAACTCCTGAATCGCTTCGCGTACGATCGCCCGGACGCTAACGTCCGTCGCGACCCCTCCCTGCTTCTCGCTCTTTGTCTCTTCCATCGTCTCCTCCTGTCTCGGTAGCCCAGCCTTCAGCCTGTGAGGTAGCACAGCCTTCAGGCTGTGCTCGGTGCCCCAGCCTTCAGGCTGTGCTCGGTGCCCCAGCCTTCAGGCCGTGATCAGACCTCCGCCCCGTCCAGCCACTCGTCGATCTCTCTCGAGATCTGGTCCTTGACCCCCTGCCGCATGTCGCACAGGTACTTGAAGGACAGCTTCTTGAACACCTCGCGCCGCAACGTCTTCGACTGCACCCCCAGCCTCAGCAGCCTCTCGGCATCGTCCAGTTCCCCGCTGAAGTCGCCGATGTCGAATTCGTCCAGCCCCGAGACATCGATCGTCAGTCCGTCTTCGCGCGCGGCTTCAACCGACTTCAACACCCGCTTCATCGAGTCCTTCACCGCGTCCCCGTATGCCCGCAGCACCTCCTGCGTGATCGCGAAATCCCTCTGCTTGCTCAGCCCGGACTGCGCCGCCGGACTCGATAGCGATCCCCCCGCCTGCGTCATCAGATAGCAGACCCGATAGATCTCCTCTTTGAGCCGGTTCAGATTCTCGGCCGCCACCTGGTAGACTTTGCCCTCCGGTTCCGTCCACCCGAACCTGTCCCCCGGAGCCAGTTGGATGTAGTACGATTCGCCCACTATCTGCTTCCACTCCCGGTCCGAGTACACCACCGGCATCGCGAACAACCCCATCCTGAGCGCCCAGGCCAGCGCGTTCGATTTGTTGAAGTGCTCCAGTTGCAGCAGCCCCGCCTTGTTCATCAGCCACAACCCCTCGGAAACGCTCAACTCGAACAGCGGCACCCGCAATTGCTTCGCCAGCGCATGCCGTCCCTCGGCAATCAACTGGATGTCGCTGGGGTCCTCCCCGCCTTCCCGCCGCCGGTATATCCGGTATGTCTCCCGGTCGTAGTAAGACCACCGCGTTTCCTTCGTCGAGTGCGCGCTTTCTACCCGGTCTTGACGCTGTATCGTCGACCGGATCACCACCCACGAGTAGTTCCCCCGCTCGTCGGTGCTCCAGTTGATCACGTCTTCCACCGGACACTCGACCAGGTAAGCCCGCGACGCCCCCAGCGCCTCCTCTTCGGCCCGGTTGCTGGCCGGCTTTTCCGTTCGCGGAAAATCCAGCAGCAGGAAGCTCTTGCCCAGCACCAGCGCTTCCACGAACCGCCGCCGGTACAGGTCCGTCAGGCTCGTTCCCTTTAAGTCGCAGTCCTCGGTGAACTCCGAGAAGAACCGCCGGCCGTTCTCGTTGACCCCTTCCACTGTCAGCAGCGGTTCGCGCCGGAACAGCGTCGCCGCGTACCAGTCGACGATCGAACCCAGGTAATTCTCATAGAACACGTGACTCAGCCGCTCGCCAAAAACGTCACCCGGCTCCTTTTGTCTGCGGCTCAGGTACTCGGCGGCGTTCGCCTTCAGTTGCATGCCCCCGGAGTACAAGTCCCGGTACGTCCGCCACATGGCCTTCCTGCTCATGTAGTCTGGATGCTCGCGCTCGATCTCATTCACCTTGGCGTCTCCTTGACTCGCTTCGCTCCTGCCTGGCGGGACAGGCCTCCCGGCCTGTCCGCGCTTCTTCCCCAAAAGTGGCACGGCCTTCAGGCCGTGTTCCGGCAGCCCGTTGAAGCCGCCGAGCCCGAGGCCAGCGGTTGCCACCTTCCCAGCCCCCTCCTACAGCAACCTCTGATCTCGAAGTGGCACGGCCTTCAGGCCGTGTTGCGGCAGCCCGCTGAAGCCGGCCACCCCGTGGCCAGGCCGTTCCCACATTCCCAGCCCCCTGCTACAGCAACCTCTGATCTCGAAACCCGGCCGGCGGCATCTCGCGGCACTCTTGCCACACCAGGTACCCCAGCGCGTCGGAAAGGTGCGTCAACTGCTTGTCGCGCTCCTTGTCCACTATCGTGCTCTCCGGCTTGTAAACCACCTGCTCGAAGTCCTTCGCCAGCCCCTTGCATTTGCGGTCGATCAGCAAATGCACTTCCGCGCTGGCCGACCGCAGCTTGGCGTTCACCAGCATCACCCGGTCCCGCACTGGCGGGTTCGCCTTCGGCACCTTGTACTCCCAGCGCGGATAGCCTGCCTGCCGGAAATACGCCTGGATGATCTGGTAGTCGGAACTGCCCGTCGTCTGCTGCCGCCCCCCCGACGCGTCGCCGTAGATCACCACTCCCCCGCAGTGATTCCGATAGCGCGCGTGGAATTCGTCGCACGCCTGCCGCGTCGTGGCGCGGCCTAGCACGATCTCATCCAGCACCCGCACCGTCTTTCCGGCAATCTGTGCCACCACCGAACACATCGGATCGACGTTGAAGTCCAGCGCCCATAACAGCGGCGCCGAACCGTCCACGCTCAGGTCCTGCATGTGCGTCTTGCGGTCGAACTGCGCATACACCCGCCCGCCGCTCGAATTCACGTACTCGCCCAGCACTTCCTGCCGGAAGAAGTTCTCGTCGTAGCTGCGCTTGAGCCGCTCATAAAAATCCGGAATCCTCCCCAGCACGTGACAATTCTCGAACGCCCTGGCGATAACCGCCTCGTAGCCTTCCACCGGCTCGTCCAGAAATCGCCTGTAGACCCAGTCGTAGCCCTTCGGCGTCCACACCGCGAAACCGCACAACCGTTTCGCCCTCGGATCCCGAAGCCGCCCCTCCAGAACCAGCCACGCGGACTCCGGCGTGTAGGTCAGCTCGTCCACCCCGAACCATGCCAGGTTCGTGCCCCTCAATCGGTCGAACTCGTCCACCGCTCGGAACAGAACCTTCGACTGCGTGTCCCGCATGATGAGCACGTTCTCCGCTTTGTTGAAATCGTGCGGAATCCGGTTGCGGTCCAGAATCTCGAACAGCGTGTTCTGAGTCGCGTCCCGCAGCATCGGGTACGTCGGCGCTCCCACCAGCCCCAATCGTCCCGCGTTGATGTAACTCATCCGGATCGCTTCCTGGCACAGTGCCAGGCTCTTGCCCGACCCGATCGGACCCGAGAAACCCTTGAATCGCGCCCCCGATGCGTGGAATCGCGCCTGCGACGGCAGCGATCGGTACCTTATTCCCCGTTCGCACTTACTGGCTCGGACGGTTCCACCCATCGGACTTCGATCTCCTTCGGCTGCTCGTCTTCCAGTTCCTTCTCCAGTTGCAGTAACCGGATGAAATCACCCAGCGTCCCCTTCAGTTCCTTCTTTTCCAGCTTCTCCTCGAAGGACTGAATCATCTTGTTCACCAGCGCCGCTTTGTTGACCGCCCGCCTGGATCGGATCGCGGTTCCCCCCTTCGCGCCGGCCACACCGCTTTTCCTCGACGTCCCTTTGCGACTTGTCGATCCCAT